GCTGGTCCAGCCGCCGGTCCTGACGGTGAACGAAGACGTGTCGGCCTTCATCTCCTGCCAGTCGTACTCCCACCGGTTGGTGCCGATGACCGTGGCGTTGGTGATCTCTGCAAAGATCCATCGCCTCCGCTTGGATGCCTCGTTGTAGGTGCTGGCGACCCGGTGCAGCTGGCTCGAGCCCAAGCGCACCTGGTCCGTGGCCTTGCTCATCTCGGTGAGCATGGGGCCAGTCAGGCGACCGATGCCAGTGCGGAAGGTTCTCATGGCGCCGGGGTGTACCTGGGCGAGGTCTTCTTGGTCGTGTCGGTTGGGGCCGTGGCTGCCGCCAGTTCAGACGCACACGCCACGCCAGGCGAGGCCCACGCCTGCCAGCCGTCCTGGATCCACTTGTTCTCGTAGGCCCCGAACAGCTGCGTGAAGTCGAACGTGTCCGGGTACGGCTGATACCAGTTCACCGGGTCCGCATTGCCGGTGGCGTTGAGCTCGGGCTGCTGGTCCTCGAGAAGATCCGGCCTCTGCTCCATGTGGAACCACGGATCAAACAGCAGCGAGTAGGTCAGCCTGACATACTCGTCTTTGTCGCTGACAACGCTGACGCCATCCACTTTCACGCTGCCAATCGGGAAGCCCAACCACACCGCGTCGTTCCGCTTGTCCACGAAGTCTGGCGCGTTGGCCATGTTCGGGTAGCCGTTGGACCCGGCCACCACTAGGGACGTGTTCCACCGCAACTGCAGCTCGATCTTGACCTGGGTGATATCCCTAAATCTCGGCTTGCCCTCGATGTCTGCGTAGTTGGTGCTCGAGATGGCCGTGCCTGCGTCTGACGCTGCCGTTGGGTTGGCGTTCCGGTAGAGCTCCACCCGGCGCCGCTCCGTTTGGTCCTGCCGCAGGATGGTGGGCTCCGGGCAGAAGATCTCCATAGAGGTCGCGGTGAACGTGCCATCGAACACGCTAACCCCGTCGTCTACGCTGACCCAGTTGACGTGGCGGAACCGGAAGTACTCTGCCCAGGTGTTGGAGAGGCTGGAATCCCAGTCGGCAACCGTGTCACCATTGCGGGGCAGGTTGAGGTCGTTCTCGACGTTGAGGGCGTAGGTAAACGGATTCCAGTCGGTGCTCTCGCCCGCGGTGGCTTCCACCCAGCACCGATAGACAAACGTCACCGTCTGCTCGTTGGGTGGCAGTGCGCGGTCGTGCCGCATGCTCCTCAGCTGCTTGTGCCAGATAATCGCCATCAGATGCCCGCCGGTTGCTGGTTGCTCATGATTGCCGTCTGCCGTTGCAGCTCGGCGATGACCGCGGCCTGCTGCTGCTCGGTCTTGGCCGCTTGGCCGGTCAGCAGGTCCAAGGTTTCGGTCATGACGCCAGGATCCTGCCGCGAAAGTGCTGCGTCTTCGTCCTGCTGCCTGACGGACAGGCTTCTGGCAATGCCCTCGGGGCTGACTGCTGCGTCGATGGCGCTGCTGATGTTGCCCTGCCGCTGGACGCCTGCTGCCCGAAGCAGCATCTCGCCAGCCTTGCCTCCCAGCTGCTCTGCGAGCACCTCGCGGGTGCCGTCGCTCAGACTCTTGCTGAATGCGATGAGCTTCTCCGTGAAGTCGCTGAAGTCCACGGTCTCTGCAAGGTCGTCCAAGGCGTCCACGTCGAATCCGTCACGCTGCAGGCGTCTGGCTGCTCTCCGGTCTCTCAGGGTTGCCTGCAGGCCGCGGCGGGCTCCTACCAGGTCGCCTGCCGTGCCCTCCTCGCCCTTGATGAGCTGCGAGCCGATCCGGGCCTCCATCTGGCGAGTCGGCGACAGTGCCAACGCCGCCGCCTCGGACAGATCCGCCCGTCCCTGCTCGGTGGTCTTGCGAGTGGACTCCAACGCCGCCGTCAAGGCTCCGATGGCAATCAACAGCGGGCCACCTCGAGCAATCATGCCAGCGCCGGATCCCAACCCGCCGCCAATACCGGCGGCGCTGAATGCACCGCCGATGCCCTCGGCCGCAGACATTCTCACCGCCTTGATTTGGCGGCTCATGCGCTTCATGCGGGCATCGAACTGCCGAGTGTTGGCAGTGACCGCCACGTTGAGTCGTGTGACCTTCGCCATCAGGCCACCTGCCTCGGTCGGATGCTCTTGAGGGTCTCATCGAGGCTCTTGGCGAGCTGACGTTGGACCAGTCGCTCTGTGTACGCAGTGACGACGCCCCACTTGTTCTGGCCTGGTGTGACCCGACCGTTGCGCCGCGTCACCTTTCGCTCGAGAAGGTGGAAACGCCATCCGGGCAGGAGATAGGCCTTCTGCCACCCCTTGCCGGTCGGGATGTGCTTGGGCGTGTTGCCATCCTTGACCCCCATTGCCGCCCAGATCACGCCGTTGCGGTACTGCTTCACCTTGACGAAGAAGTTGTCCACCAGGTGCGGGCGGAACAGCGAGCTGCGGTGCTGGGCGTACACCCTCGAGGCGTACAAGGACGCCTGCTTCATCGGACGCCTCAGCACCTGCTTCACCACCTTGCGCTGGAGCTTGCGAGGCAGTGCCTCGAGCTCGTAACGCAGGTTGCCGGTGTCGAAGTGAAACTGAGCCGTCATCGCTTCCTCACTGCCGCGTAGAAGTCGCGGATGCTCGTCGGAGCCTTCACCGTTGGCGGTCTATCCAACTGCAGCCAGAGTGAGAGCTCCATCGCAGTCAGCCTCGCCGTCTCCTCCACACTCTTGCCAAGCCTGCGGGCCAGGTGCATCAGCTGCCGCCTGGCCGGAGTCAGGAGGGGCTTGCATGAGCTGCCCCGCTTTCTCCACCACGCGGGTGGCGATCCAAGCTGGCATCCGCTCGGCCTGGTCCTCCTCGCCTTCCCGAAAGACCGGGCTGCCGTCCTCGTTGCACAACCAGCGGACCAGCTGCCAGCCGAGGCCCTTGCCATCCGCCTCGATGACATCGCCTGCGGTAGGCACTCGCACCCACAGCCGCCGACCTCCGGGGAGGTCCAGCGGCTGGGGCGAGGGAGAAAGAAGAAGCTCGGTGCGGTTCATGCCGTGATCGTGATGGCGCCAGTCGCCTGGAAGCTGATCGTGGCCTTGACGGTGTCGTCCATCGCCGCGGTGATTGCCACGCTGGTTGGGAACGCCGTGCAGGAGACCTGCCCGTCCCCAAAGTCGAGCGTGGCGGTAGCGGTGCCGCCGTCCAGGGCGTCACCGGTCACTGTGGCGTGATCGGTGTGAGACCACTGCACCTCCACGGTGAACGTCGTGGCGTTCTTGCCAGCAATGAACGTCCTCGAGGCCGTGGCCAGGTTGGTGGTGTCGATGGCGGTCTGGTTGATCGTGAAGTCGCTGATGCCGAGCAGCTCACCCACGGCGGTGCCGTAGGAGAACGTCGCGGCATTGGCAGATTGAGCGGCCATGGGTCATGCCTCCGTGTAGTGGATCGTGTAAGTGCTCTGGACCTCGTAGGGCAGGTCCTCCTCACCCTCGCCGGTCCCGGTGTCCGTTGGTGTTTCGCTGACGTAGCGGCTGGCGACAATCGTGACGCCAGTGCCCGCAATCGCTCCCACGCCACTGCTCAGTGCCACGATCACCGCCTCGCTGAGGGTTCGGGCTGAGGCGTAGGTGTCCGCAATCGCCGTCACCTCGAGCTGGGCAGCAATCAGCAGACTGGACCCGGCAAGGTTGCGGAAGGGCTCGATCTCGTTGACGTTGTAGACCACCGCTGGCAAGGCCGTGCCCTGCAGGCGCTGGTTCGGGCTGATGCGGTCAGCTGCAATCGCGCCAACCGCAGCGTCGTCCGCCAGGAGCTTGTAGATGGCCTGCTCGATCATGCCACCCTCACCGCCTGGATGACCATCACGTCTTCTTCTTCACGCTCGCGAGTCCAGCCCTCCACCTGCAGCCGGTCGCCGCGGTAGTCCAGGATGCTGGTGGCGTCGATCCCCGCGTTGATGCCGCTGGTGTACCTGCACCGCACCTCGTACGCGGTTCGCATCGCTGCGCCGTCGCCGTACTCCACCTCGTTGGCACCGGTGCTGCGGACCTCTGCAAACAGCGTGGGGCCGGTCGTCAGCGTGGTGCTGCGGGCCCCATACGCATCAACCGTGCTGGCCGGAGTCAGCACGGTGACGCGGTGCCTGAGCTGTCCAGCCGAGATGAGGCTCACTCAGGCCCCTCCGTGCCGAAGGAGGGCACCGCGTAGTTGTCGATCACAGCCTTGACGCCAAACGGGACCTGGACCAGGTTCAGCATCGAGACCACTTCGGGATT